ACCGTGCGACTCTTTGTGAAAAGGATTGTACTGCAGGACGAAGTATGTTTCTGATGGGCCAGACATGGTTTCGACAGGGTGAGATAATAGAGAAGGCAACACGTCAGGCGATCGACGTAAATGAAGCAAAACTTGTAAATGCAAATGACGCATTTTATGGTGAGGATCGCTTAGCAGCGTAACTCACCTGGGGTTTCGGTAGCTGTCCTTATTACCCAATCAGCTACCATTTTTAGGATTTATTATGACATTTAAAACTGAACTATATGAAGTTGTCCGTGGAGCAATATCAAAAGACCTCGCATCTTTTCTAGCTGAGGAATTTGAGCTTATACGAAAAAACGCCTATATTGCAAATGGATTAGATCCCGAAGATACGAATATAAAATTCGTGTTTGGCGACAAACAAATTCCAAAATCTTTTTCTCACTATTCCCCATTTTGTTTTGAAACTTTATCTATAGTATTAAAACCTATGATGGAGGAAATAACAGGCAAATCTTTGCATTCTGCCTATTCATATGCTCGCATATATTATAATGGTTCAGATATGAAAATTCATAAAGATAGACCTAGTTGCGAATATTCTTTAACCATCAATTTAACAAATGATACTAAGCCATGGGAAATTTGGTTTAAAAATCTCAAAGATGAAGATGTTCCTATTTCGTTAGAGCCAGGCGATTTAATAATATATAAAGGCACAGATTTATTACACTGGAGAAATGAATTTACTGGAAAACAAATGACACAGGCTTTTGTACATTATGTTGATGCGAACGGACCTTATGCGGAATACAAGTATGATAAAAGACCATATCTTGGATTTTCAGTAGATGCGAGAAGATAATGAAAATTTTTGTTAATGGTACTTTTGATATAATACATGTTGGGCATATAGAATTACTAGAATATGCTAAAACTTTCGGAGACCATCTTACTTTGGCATTAGATACCGATAAAAGAATAAAACAATTAAAGGGTCCTAGCAGACCTATTAATTCTGAATTTGAGAGATACGTTATAATGAGAAGTTTAAGATGTGTAGATGAAGTTGTATTCTTTGACACAGATGATGATTTAATTAATTTAATTAAAGATTGCGATATTATGGTCAAAGGCGGAGACTATAAAGGCAAACCTATAATAGGTCAAGAACATGCTAAGCGAATAATATATTTTGATAGAATAGAAGGTTATTCAACAACAAGTAAGATAGAAAAAATTATGGAGACATATAATGAGGCTTGAAGGTAGAGTAGAAAAAGGTTGGGGGCATGAACATATTTTTGCATCTAATGACAAATACTGTGGAAAATTATTAGTATTTAAAACAGGTGCTAAATTTAGTATGCACTTTCATAAAGATAAAGATGAGACTTGGTATGTTGTAAGTGGTAAGTTCATTGTTAAATGGCTTAATACTAAAGATGCTACCGAAAAAATAACTATGCTTTCTCCTGGAGAAACTTGGAGAAATGAACCTCTAGAACCGCATCAATTAATTTGTTTAGAAGCAGGTACAATTATTGAAGTATCTACTTCTGATAGTGTTGAAGATAATTATAGAGTGGCACCCGGAGATAGTCAGAAATGAAAATATTAGTTACTGGCCATAAGGGATTTATTGGTAAGCACATGGTCAATGCTTTAAAGAATGACCATAAAGTTACTACCTATGAATGGGGCGAAGATTATCCAAAGATTAAAGGGTTGGATTGGGTTATTCATATGGGAGCTATTAGTTCAACTGCAGAAACAAACGTTGAAAAAATAATGGAACAAAATTATGATTTTAGCGTAGATTTGTATAATGATTGTAGGCATTACGATGTAAATTTTCAATTTTCTAGTAGTGCTAGTGTTTATGGAACTCCCTCTGAATTTAAAGAATCTAGTCCCGTAGATCCTAGGAATGCATATGCATGGAGTAAATACTTATTTGAACATTTTGTAGCAACTCATAAACAAAAATCTGTAGTTCAGTTATTTAGATATTTTAATGTATATGGTTCGGGCGAGGAACATAAAATGGGACAAGCCAGTCCTCACAGTACATTTACCAAACAAGCAAAAGAAACTGGAATAATTCGGGTGTTTGAAAATAGTGAAAAACATTTTAGAGATTTTGTTCCTGTCGAAACCGTAATTGGTGTACATAAGAAATTTTTAAAAATTGACAAGAGCGGAACCTTTAATATTGGTACAGGAACCCCTGAAAGTTTTTTAGATGTGGCGAATAAAATAGCTAAAGAATATAACGCTGAAATACAAATTATTCCTATGCCGGAAAGATTAAAATCTAGTTATCAAGCATATACCTGTGCGGATTTAACATTACTTAATAAAACATTGGAAAAATATAATGTCTAGTTTAAAAGATTTGACTGCAGCAAAACATAAAATAGCAGAATCTCAACCATTTATTGAATCTATTTTTCAGGGTAAAGTAGATAAAGTTAAGTATATAGATTATTTGTATCAACTAAGAATACTTTACCATACAATGGAATATTTTGCTGATAAAATAAATCTTTTAGATGGTATTGAAGATATTAGAAGAGCTAAAGCTATAGAATTAGACTTTGCAGAATTAGCAAATGGGGGAATGATTTCTTATATGACAAAACCATCAACCTTACGATATCTAAAATATTTGGATAGTATTCAAAATAATCCTAAGGCACTTATGGCTCATATCTATGTAAGACACATGGGAGATTTATTCGGAGGACAAGCATTAGCAAAATTACTACCCGGACCTAATAATATGTTTAAGTTTGATGACATACCTTCACTAATTAAACGTGTTCGAGAAAAATTAGATGTATCTATGGCAGAAGAAGCAAATCTTGCTTTTGATTTTAATATTGCAATGATTAAAGAATACAATGACTGATACTTTAATAGCCTGGGATAGAGCCAGAAATCTAGCAGAAAAAATTATATCTAAATTTGAAGCATATGAAAAAGAAAGTATTGATCCCAAATACGAAATAGGTGAAACAGATTTACAATGGAAAAACTATCTATGGACTTCTGATAAATTTCGAAGAGCTCATATAGAAATAGTTGATGCTACACAAACTAAAAAGATGTGGGTTATGCATATGTGTATCTATCCTCATTACGATTCACCTGATCCTATTTTTGGATTTGATATAGTATGTGGCGCAAATAAAATAACGGGAGCTTTCCATGATTTTTCACACGTAGGTGCTTCTAATACTTACAATTGGTTCCAAGGTCGTATGGCAGGATTGTCTTGGTCTAAACCAAGAGAGTTACCCGAATGGGCGAAAAAAATATTTAGCCCCCAAATGCTTGCCGCGGGTAATATACAAACAAACGAAGAGTTTGATCAACTAGAAAAAGTAGTTATTGACAATCTAGATTATTATCTTTATAATATAGGAACAGTAATAAAGGGGGCGGACTTTTCGCCTAGACAAAATCACTATTGCAGAAATCAAAAATTAAATCCTCATACGCCGGCCATGATGGCAACATTCGGGGTAGATAAAGATATTTTTGCAAAGTTCATGGACGAGGTTTTATTCCCGGAAAAAAATGGATAAAGAAATAGAATACATATTAACAGATAGTTTAATCATAACTAAAAAATTTAGATCACCTAATGAGTTTTCACTTTACATTGAGGAAAAAGTAACAAGAGAAAAGATTGGATATATGGATGCTATAATTCAATATTGTGAAGAAATAGATATTGACATTGAATCTATATCAAAATTAATAAATCAATCTTTAAGAGATAAAGTCCAAAACGAAGCTGAAGACCAAAACTATTTTAAACGTAGAGGAAAATTGCCCCTGTGATTATGGATGAATTCGGTGTTTACAAAATGTATATTGCTTTAAAATTGCATTTCACCACAGATAATTATGACATAACAAAAAGAAATGGAAAGGTGAAAGCAAGCAGACAAGCCTTTGCTAAAAGAACAGATCTTTTTTCCATTAAGAAAATTTCTAAAACCTACAGCGACGAAGAAATCGCAAATTTCCTGGTTTCAAATTTTATATCCGGCGATCGCTGGGGCGGAATGTTTGACTCTGAAGCAGGTAAAACATATACAGAATGGAAGGGCAAAATTGAGAGTTTAACGTATAATTTTACCAAAGACTTAGATAATCTAATGGACGAGTTAGACAAAGACAATCTAACATTCAAAGATGCATTCACAATTACAAAATCCCAGCATCCATATATATTAAAAATGTTTCTCAGGAAATCTGTATCCTTAGAAACAATGGTGATTCTAGAAAAAATATTCCCATACTTAGAATACTTCGATAAAGAACTAGACGGGGATATTCTTTGGCCGGATACATCAAGATTAATTAAAAAATATAAGCCTTTTTTAAAATTTGACAAAGAAAAATACAATGAAATCTTTAGAAAAAGAAATGGATCTTAATCTTACAGATAGAAAAATTCGAGATTTAGAGTTGGAATTAATAATCACTAAAGAACTATTAACTAGTTGTATTGGCTCAGTTAAGGAAACTCAAAGATTTCTTATGAAGCTGGCAGCTAATCAGCAAGAGCTTACACGAAGGGTTGCAACTTGGCCTTTTATTGTAATACCCTCAGATGGCAATGAGGTAGATGATGATATTATTTAAATAGGAGAGTATTCTTTTAAAATGTCTATTAAAAAGAGAAACGTAGATTTCGATACGGAAAAAAAAGTTAAGAACATTCGGCAAAAAAATGTACTTGACAAGCATCGAAAACTTATATATAATATAGCATCCTCAAAGTCTATACAAGAGGACGATGACGATGCTTTAGATTATGCTTATGTGGCACATACAAAAACTAAACGTCGTTAATATAAAACTATACACCGTTATACAAGGAGATACAAATGGCATTTCAATCACTATCTGATCTAAGAAAATCCCGCGGCGGATTCGACAACCTTATGAAAGAGGTTGAGAAAATTGGAAACCCCCAAGGCGAGTCAAAAGGAAGCGATGATCGTTTCTGGCAACCTGAAGTAGATAAAGCAGGCAATGGCTACGCTGTTATCAGATTTTTACCCCCACCGAAAGGCGAAGAATTACCCTGGGTTCGTATTTGGAATCATGGTTTCCAAGGACCTACAGGTAAATGGTATA